CAGGCATTTACCTGCAGCATCATTTTGACGATCCCTATCGATAAATGGACCATAGATCCCTATCTTAAACGGACATTCTTTTAATACCTAATCTTTGATTAGCGCTTTTAAAAGCGATCCCTATCGAAAAAGGAACAACAGATCCCTATCTATAAACGGACACTTTAAACAAACAAATCAAATACTTTATATTCTTTCTTTTATAATAAAATACAAAAACCAAAAATATTACTAATATAGTTCTTAAGTTTAGTTTTTAAGGATTTCTTTACTAACCTTCTTTAATGACCCCCCATAAGCTTAGCCCTGCTAGAGTCGGATCGGGTTATAACCGCTAGAGGAAATTTCATTTTGTTGTTGGACGGGTAGCAGACATTTGAGATGGGAGTTTTGTTAGTTTTTGAATTTGGAAGACTTGTAAGCACAATTCGTTGTAACTTTGTTTCCAAAATCTTCTCCTAACTCTAGCCCATCTTGTAGATCGTGTCTGGCTCGAAAACTAGGCTTTAGGGTCTTTTCAACCTCTATGGACCTCATATGTTATGACTGACTTATGGATGCTTGCACACCAGGCCTGATAGGTGTTCTGCAGAGGAGAAAGTATACTCTTAAAAATATCCTAAATGTCCATTAAGTTATAAAGTTTTCCAATTTCACTCAAGTGATAAGCAAAGATTATATAACAAAATGGACACACAGGTTATTTTCGTTCGTTCCAATGTCTCTCGGTGCTTTAGCTGTGGCACCCCAGTTTCGTCGAAATTGAAGTTAGCAGCTCACATCAACAACAATAGGCTTTGTAGTAAAAAGAAAGAAGTTGATGATCTCTTCTTTTGCTATTGTGAGGAATTTATTCCTTATCATGAAGTAAAAGATCATGTTCAACTTTGTTTCTACTTTGGAGACTTTGCTTGTACCCATCATGAAACGGTACTTCATTTCAAAAGTTATGATACAGCACGAAATCATATGATTAGTGCTCATTTGGCCGCAGAAAAAGGACTTTACAAAGATGAATTTTTGTGGGCTTCACGTGTTGAAGGTACACAAACATTTCGATGTGAAGATATGAAGAATTGTCATTGTGATCCAGATGAAAGTGTTACTCTTGCACTTTCTTCTGATGGATTTGAGAGAGTAAGACCCGACCCGCTATTGGCTCAGATTGGAGTAAGATTTGAACACATGCAAGTACAACAATTAAGGGATAAGATGCGCAACAACAAAACCAAGCGTCTTATTTTAAAGCAGCTGATCATTGAATCAGACTTCTTTTCCGAGAATTCTAAATTTCTCCAGATTTGTGGGAATGTTATTCCTGCATACGACAAACATGACAGATTGATGAAGCGATATAAGATTTTCATCGCAGATAGAACTATTGAGGTTGTCATAAATTTGGCAGAGATAGATGGGCATATAATTTGGCAGCGAACTTTGCCTTATTTAATTTTGGAAGCACACATGTTTTCACGATTTATGCCTACTCTAACTATGAATCATGTACATGAACACGTGCATCAGATTGGACAAATTGACGAGAGAGTACTTAATGCTATTGCATCTTTAACACGCTTCCTGGAGAGCTATTCTGTCAACTTTTATGGTATTCGAATTGTTACACAACTTTTACTTTTAGGATATCAAATAGCTCAATATGGTGCAGAAAATAAAGGACTCTGCATGGCTTTGATTTTGAATTTTCTTATGAATTTCCACTTACCTTTTGCTCTTATACAAAGAGTTCAAAGATCACTCACAAGACATATTGCCTCTTTCCTGCGTTTCCTTTTTCCACAAATAGAGCGTGAAGATAATTTGCGAGCACATGTTGGTGAAGACGTGATTACATCTATAGTCACTGTGATTGGAACGATTACGAGCGTCCTTGTAATGAAAGATCTACCCTCTATGCCTAAGATTGCTGAACTTGTTAATTCTGTTAAGAAGATGGGTGATTTCTCGCGAGCTGTTAATAACTCCTGGACTCTTGTTGAGAAAGTGACTTCTGCATGTGTTTCACACGTCTATGAATGGATTTTTGGATATCCTTCTCATATTGGTGAATTGAAAGAGTGCTTGGTTGATATAGACAAATGGTACATTGAGATTCATGAGATGACTGGCTTGACATTACTTGAGGATATTGATACTCACAGTCCTCTCTGTGTTAAAATTGAAGATTTGTACAAACGAGGTTTGCGATTTGCGCAGCAAATTCAGCATTATAAATTGGAACAGAAATTGGTTAGTGCCTTTCACGTTCACATGCGTACAATATCTTCATATTATGATAAGGCTAATGCATCTGGAGCTTTTAGATCAGGGCCACGTATTGAACCTTTAACTATCATGATGCATGGTGATTCAGGTGTTGGTAAGACAACTGTTGTTTATGCAATTGCTATAGACCTTCTAAAATTGCATGGACCCATTAATGATGGAGATTGGTCTTCAGATATTTATGTTCGTAACCAAGAGGATGTCTATTACGATGGATACACTGGACAACGTTGTGTTCTTGTTGATGATTTTGGTCAGATGAAGGATAGTCAAGCAAATCCTAATTTGGAATTTATGGAACTCATTCGCGTTGGAAATTCAGCTCCCTGGCATCTGCATATGGCTGAACTTGCTGAAAAGAAGAACACCTTTTTCAAATCTACTTTATATCTTATGACTTCCAATTTAGATCGATTCCAGCCTGAATCCTTATCATGTCCTGAAGCAGTACGTCGAAGGTTTGATGTTTGCGCTCGAGTTTACAACAAGCCTGAATATACGATGGAGTGTGGTTATAAGAAGAGAAGAGTTGATCCAACTAAGATACAAGAACATTTTAATGGAGAAACTTCCTTGGAAATTTATCTCTTCCAGCTTACTGATGGAGATGGTAATGATTTGGCTAAAGCTCCAATGACTTATGATGAATTTCGTGACTATTGCCGTCAAAAGTACAGGGAAAGACATTCGAAATCCACTAAACAGCACAAATTTCTAGATAAGCTAGTCAAAGCTGACTATGCACCACATCCTGATGATGACTTGCTTGCAGCACATATTGATGTTATCAGTCATGCTGCTACTTACATGAATTCGACGGGCTCCAACATTATAATGCGCAATCATAAAGATGTTTTTGCTGAATGGGGAGATCCACAAATTATTGATTTTTTGAACTATGGGTTTCTCATGTTTCAAAACATCTTTACACAAGAATATCATGACGCGATATCCTCCCTTATTCCAACACTTGGGATGAGAGAGAGTCTTACTGATGAACAAAGAGACCAGTTCATGTTTGCAGCTGATATTGAGAACATTTATTCTGAGAATCATCAGCTCTATCTTAAGAATCATATTGAGCGTGCTCAACGTTCTCCAAATTACAATCTTGAGAATTATCTTTATTTCCCAAAACAATTCATCGAAAATATTCCTATTGATGGTATGGCGCGAGTCGCTCCAACCATTCAGGCTGTACTTGAGCAAAGATCTGATCAAGCTGCTTTACGAAGGACTGCAGACGAGGCTAGGGAGGAAACAAGAAGTTTTCTTCAGAAGGTAGGTGATATGATTGTTCGGAATAAAGATTTCATTCTTTTTGTCTCAATATATTCCGCTATTGCTGGCTTTGCTGCCGTGATTGGAGGAATTGTTGGGGAAAAACTGCTTGGAGAAACCATTTTTGACTATAATCACACTGGTTTAATACTTGGAGAAGTTACTACCCATTCTCATATGTGTAATGGTTGTGGAAAGAAATATACGCATACACACACTATTAAAGATCCTAAAATTTCGAGGAAATATGGTCAAAAGTGTGAGGATTGCAGAGTTTCAGCCATTCCATACCTTATGGTTCGCCTTCGTGATGGACAATTGGTTAGGGCAGAAGAGATTTACAAATGGGAAGATGATTGGCTTGCATCAATTGATGAAAGCATTATGAATGACGACTTTCTGCGTGAGCAAATTACTGAGTGCGAAAAATGCTTTTGCTTTCATCATCCTTATCTTGATTGCGCACTCCATTCTTCCAACATTTATGCAGAACTTTCTAGTTCAGGAGATCCCAAAACTATGACGAAGAAACAAGCTCGTGTTGAACTTTCTGCATCTGGTGACCCAGTTACATTGAAGAAGGGTCAGGCTCGAACAGAATTATCAACCTCTGGTGATCCCGTGACTAACACGAAACCAGCTATACGTGTTGAGATGTCAAAGATTAGTGACAGCAAAGAACAGATTGAGAGGTTGAATGCGCTTATTGGAGCATATTGTAGAGAAAAAGACATTGTTCCTGAAGTTGTGCAAGCTGAATTGAGAACTGATCCAAATGCTGAGTCTCTTTCAGACAAAGTTGCCAATAATCTCTATCAGATTGATGTGAAAATAGATGGCCTTTACGGACATAAGGTTCTTTTGTGTATGATTCATGGCAAGGTTGGTTTGACTGTTGCACATCTCAAACCATATATTGACAAGGGAACTCATGTCAAGTTGACCAATATGAATATTCCTGATGGTTTTGAATTTGAAACCTCAAGGTTGAAGATGTCCATTGTTCCTGATAAAGATCAAATGTTGATTGCTTTTCCTACTGGCATGATGGATCATCAATCATTGCTGAAGAACATAGTTACACCAGAAACACTTTCCACGTTCAGAACAACTCGTGGTGTTCTTATAGGCTTTAATGACAAGCGTGTTAAAGCAAGGTATGGTGATGTTGAAGCTGAAGACTATCCTCGTGAATATGAAGACCCCACCATGCAACAGAAATTTATGATACGTGATAGATACAAGTATACCAATATGGAAACTGGACCAGGAGATTGTGGTGCTGTTTTGGTGGCAGTTAACTCTAAGATTCAGTATAAAATTCTTGGCATTCACGTTTGTGGTGCAAGTAGTCTTGGCTTAGCTTCTCCTTTGAATGTTACCCAAATACAAGAAGCAATGACAAAATTACCTATTGCTGCACACATTGGATTGGATCTTGATAAATATGTTGAAAAGACCTTGACTAGGGAAACTTGTAAATTGCCTGAGGGGAATTTTGTGCCTATTGGAAAGTGTTCCATTCCTGTTTACGGCGCAACAAGAACGCAAATTATTCCTTCATTAGTTTATGGACAGGTTGCCGATGTGATAACACGTCCTTCACATTTGGCGCCCTTTGAAGTTGATGGTAAGACTATAAATCCAATGTATATTGGTATTGCGAAAGCTGGACCGATAACACCTGAGCCGGATGAACAACTTCTTCAAATGGCTATTAACGATATGTCTCAGAAGATAAACTGTAAGATCAAAGAGAAGAATCGTAGAGTCCTTTCAAATATTGAAAGTGTGATGGGTGTTGAGGGTGATGAGTTTCTTGCTCCGATTAAGAGACAAACTTCGCCTGGCTTTCCTTGGGTCGCTCAACGACGCAAGTTAGGCAAAACGCAATGGCTTGGTAGTGATCAGACTTATTTTCTTGACCCACTTCTTGAGAAGGAAATGGAAGCAAGAATTTTGGCTGCTCGCCAAGGAGATAGATATCCAACAATCTGGATTGATACTTTGAAAGATGAAAGGAGACCTCTTGAGAAAGTTTATGCTGGCAAGACACGTGTTTTTTCAGCTGGACCCATGGATTACACATTGGTTTTTCGAAAATACTTTTTGGGTTTTGCAGCTCATTGTAGTGAAAATCGTAATTACAATGAAATTTCTGTTGGCACGAATGTTTATTCTCAAGATTGGAGCAATATTGCACATTTGATGAAGAGTCGTGGTCGCTGTTTGATTGCAGGCGATTTTACAAATTTTGACGGGACTTTGGTTGCTCGAGTTTTGGAGAAAATCCTAACTATCATTCAGGATTTTTATGATGACGAAAATTTCATCATCCGTCAAATTCTTTGGAAAGAGATTATCAATTCCGTCCATCTTTGTGGAGACCAGATTTATTTATGGACACATTCGCAACCATCTGGCTGTCCTATTACTGCAATTCTCAATTCGATCTACAATTCTGTTACCATTCGATACATTTGGCTTTCAATTACACAAAACACTCCTTATTTTGGTATGGGTAGTTTCTTTGAGCATGTTTGTATGGTTTCGTATGGTGATGATAATCTCATCAATGTTTCGAACGAAGCTATTGTTTTTTTCAACCAGAATACCATTGCTGTTGAATATAAAGCAAAGCTTGGAATGACTTATACTGATGAGAATAAATCTGCTAACGCTTTACCATATAAGACTCTCGAAGAGGTTTCCTATTTGAAGAGGAGATTTGTCTTTGACCCTAAATTTCAAACTTGGCTTGCTCCTTTGACTTTGGACACTGTTTTGGAGATGGTGAACTGGGTGCGTTCAGAATTGGATATGGAAGATCGCACACGTGAAAATATAGAGACTTCAGCTTTCGAGCTTTCGTTGCACGACGAAGAAGTCTTTACTAAGTGGACCAACATCTACAAGAAAGTTTCTAGGAACTTTAGTGTACGTCCACGTATCCTTACTTATCAAGAGTACCGTGCTATTGAACTTGTGAAGTATGGATATATTGATGCAAATGTAAAACCTGATCTAGGGGCTCTTACTCAATCGCCATGTGAGTAGAGCAGCAAAGCCCGGTGTCAGGTGGACTTCGGTCCAGGGGAGAGAATGTTTATTTTCTATTGATTGATGTGTGCCCCTTTAAATATAGGCTATTAATCTGGCGAGTGTGTATGGATGTAGTTTGATTGTGCTACCCGGAATGCTTAATTCTTACAATTTCTAATATTTCAGATTTACAAGATACTGTTGAAGTTCAACAGATTACAACATTCAAAGACGATTCACAAGTCTTTGACTACCTCAAACCCTCTCCTATGAATCCCGGTTCATGGACAGGTATTGGTGAAGAGAGTGCGACTCACTCTATTCAATCGATTTTGTCTCGCCCAGTAAGAGTCGCAAGATTTCAATTGGCTACTGCAACTGTTTTTCCAATTTTGAAATTTCCTGATGTTATTATGCAGTCTAACCCCAATATTTTGGACAAGTTAAATTATTTTACTTATTTCAGGGCTAATGTCAAGATTCGAATTACTTTCAATAGTACCCCTTTTATTTCGGGTCGTTATTGGGCTTATTTCTCCCCATTCGAGGGTAATACTAATCGTTCGTGGTCCACACTGCCTCATGTTACTGGTTACCCCGGTATTGAATTTGATTTGGCTTCCAATTCTCCTGTTGAGATCAAAATTCCTTATTGTGCTCCTTTGTCGCATTACAATTTGATTAATACTTTCAGTAATATGGGAACATTGAAGATTGTTGCACTTAATGCCATTGCTGCTGGAACCACTCCTGCTCCAACCATTTATGTGACTATTTTTGCTTGGTTTGAGGATATTCATCTTTCACTTCCAACTTCTGTTCCTGCGAAATTACCTCTTTTGGCTCATGTTGGCAATGAACAGGCTGCGACTGTTTCTGGCACTCTTGCAAAAATTTCGCAGGGTGCCGATCTCATTGGCTCACTTGTTCCTAAGATTGAGCCTTTTGCAAAACAAGCTTCTTGGGCTACCAAGTTAGCTTCAGGTATGGCTTCATCAATGGGTTTTTGTAAACCAACGGATATGTCTACTAATACTGTCGTTTCTAACGTTCCAGCTAAAGGTTATACTAACAGTGATGGCATTGACCAATCTGTAAAGTTGGGTCTTTGTCGTGACAATGAAGTAATTGAGATTCCGGGTATTTATTCAACTGATGTTGATGAGATGAACCTATCGTATGTTTGCTCTAAGTCTTGTCTTTTTAGGGTTGGTATCCCTTGGGTTGCTGGTGATGCTGCCGATAAAATTCTTTATGAGTTTCCCGTTTCCCCTGGGATTTCAATGAAAACGGGTTCTATTATTCATCCAACAACCTTGGCTTATATTTCAAGCATGTTTCTGTATTGGAGAGGGGGTCTTCGTTTTCGTATCACAACAGCGAAAACAGCTTTTCACTCTGGTCGTTTACGTATTACTTACCATCCTGGAGTATTCGACTCAACCATCACTCCCACTCCTATTTTTGAGAATGCTTACAATTGGATTTTGGATCTTACAATTTCTTCAGAGATTTCTTTTGATATTCCGTACATCTCCAATACGCCACATAGAGAAGTGTTAGTCGATGCTCCTGATTCCACATCTTTTGCTGAGGATAGGTTTTCTTCAGGGATCGTTACAATCAGTGTTCTTAATGAACTTAGAGTTGCTAATTCATCTGCAGCTAGTACTGTCCCTCTCAATTTTTGGATTTCTGGAGATTCCGATATTTCCTTCTCTGTTCCAACTTTGAAACATATACCCACATCACCAGACACTGTTGAGGTTGTGGCTAAAACTGTTTCAAAAGAAACTGAAGAACTTAAGGATAAATTGGTTGCTCATGTTTTTAACGATGTTTCGTCAGGACTTTCCCATAATGAGCAAGTTTCTCCCGACGGTTTCCCCATGTTTCCCAAATCCCCTATGCACGACTTTATGCCTGAACAAATGGTTATTGGTGAGAGAATTACATCTTTGCGCCAACTTATCAAACGTTTTTGCTTTACGGCTTATGGTAATACTGATCCTTATCCCACTTTTCCTACGGTAACAGGTAAATATTTTGCAGTTGCTGGACCTATGGGTCTTCCTGCAGTTGATACTAGTTTATATAGTATTCTCGCTATTGATCCCGCCTATCTTGGAGAAATTACTAGTGGTGATGAAACTCGACAACTTGTTTCACTTCCAACTTCCGTTGACTCTAGTGGGGTTACTGGAAACGTTTTGCCTTGTCATGCCATGTCAACTTTTTCACCCCAGCATCCCCTGTATTACCTTTCGTATCTTTATAGATTTCATAGGGGCTCCCGTAAGTATAAGTTGATCATTGGACCTAATCAAATGCCAATGATGGGTTCAGCGGCTGATGTTCCCCAAATTGGTTCAAGTACTTTTGTGCGTACTTCCTTACCCTTCTATGTTATTGTTTCTCGTACTACTAGCACCAATGCTGTTGTTACACGTCCAACACTTACTACTCCATCTTCTGTATATGCTGTTGGAGAGAGAAACTCAGGGAGGTTAGAGAGTGTACATTACCCTGATATTAACGGTGTTATTGAGTTTGAGACTCCTTTTTATACCAATCTCCCTATTCATATTAATGCTGAAGGTACTGTTCCTGATGCAGAGGGTCCCCTTATTCGTCGTAATAGGATTATTATCAAGAAGGGTTTTGTTAGTCAGGATCTTTGGCAACCTGCCAATAATTTTACTGCAGATGGTTACGTCAATGATGCTGTCTATGTTCAACAGTTTGGCAGTTTTAAGCTCTTAGAAGCTGCTGGGGATGATTTTTCTTTTGGGTACTTGATTGGGGCTCCATCGATCATTTTGTTTTGAGTGAATGATTTGTCAAATTGTTGTATTTGACTATTGAGATAAAGTGAGTGGAGGGGACCACAAACATTCGTTTAGATTGGGTTCTCCGTTTTCAAATACAACAAACATCATGTAGATGTAAAATACAAACTAATTAGGGAAAATTTCATTCGTAATTTTATTTTCTTTTCCACTTAGATGGTCACCCGATGTAATCGTTCGGGTCCTTATCAGCACTGTCTTTGTGGCAGTGTCAAGGTTCAGTCTAAGCTATAATATGTTTTAATTCGATTCTAGTCACTATCCC